ACTCTGGTTGATTTGGATGACTCACAGACATTATCCAATAAGACATTAGCAAGTCCTGTAATCACAACTCAGTTCTCTATTGGAAGTGCAGTAATTACAGAGGCTGAATTAGAGATTCTTGATGGTGCAACGGCAACAACTGCTGAATTGAATATCATAGACGGAGATACTTCTGCAACTTCAACCACACTTGCAGATGCAGATAGAGTTGTAGTCAATGACGATGGAACAATGGTTCAGGTTGCGTTGACAGACTTTGAAACCTATTTTGAAGGTGCATTAGACACACTCTCAAACGTAACTACAGTCGGTGCATTGAATGCTGGATCTATCACATCTGGATTTGGAAGCATCAATAATGGTTCATCTGCAATCACAACAACTGGAAACCTTTCTGGTGGAACAGTCATTGTTGGTTCTTCAGATCATGGAACAGTCAAATCAAATGGAAACTTTGATTTGGTCATGCAGACAGGTAACTCTTCAACTGGTTCGATCACAATCACAGATGGTGCAAACGGAGCAATCACTCTGAATCCACATGGAACTGGAACAGTTGACATGAGTAGTGCAAGAGTCACTAGTGTTGCTGATCCAACTGGTGATCAAGATGCAGCCACTAAGGCATACGTTGATGCAACAAGTAATGGATTAGATGTTAAGGCATCTGTAGATGTTGCAACAACTGCTGATCTAAACTACACATACTCCAATGGATCTAGTGGTGTAGGTGCAACTCTCACAAATACTGCAAACGGAGTTGTTGCTCTTGATGGAATCAACTTGACAGCAAACATGAGAGTCTTGGTAAAGGATCAGGCTGATGGTGATGCAGATCAAAATGGTATCTACACAGTATCAACAGCAGGTGCATCGGGAGTCGCATTAGTACTGACAAGAGCAACTGATGCAGACACGGCTGCAAAACTTACAGGTGGTGCATTTACATTTGTCGAGCAGGGTTCAACTCAACAAGATAATGGATATGTATTTACACACGATGGTACTCCAACAATAGGAACCACAAACCTACCTGTATCACAGTTCTCAGGTGCTGGTCAAATTACAGCAGGAACAGGTCTTACAAAATCTGGTAATACAATCAATGCAGTTGGATCTGCTACAATTATCGCAAATTCTGATACTCTTGAAGTAAACTCAAGTGGAACAGAACACCAGATCTTGAGGTCTGGTGGAAGTGCTGGAACAGCTGCGACATTCGGACAACTTGCATTGAACCAATCTGCAGCTGTCACAGGAACACTTGGATTCGCAAATGGTGGAACTGGATTGACAACTTTTGGAAAAGGTTCAGTACTGGTTGCAAACGCAGCAGATACTTTGACTGCACTCGATGGGGGTGGGTCTAATGATGGAGTTCTATTTTACACTGCATCTTCAGATACAATTTCTTGGGCAACATCACTTGACGGAGGTACGTTCTAGTGGCCCAATTAAATATACAACATCATAGGAGTGGTACTGCTGGGAATGTTCCAGCAGCCAATGATATACAACAAGGAGAGATTGCAATTAATCTTGCAGATCTCCGAATGTTCACCAAGGATCACAATAATTCTATTCAAAGAATTGGTGGTGAAGACGTTGCGGCTACCTTAGATTTTACCAAAGCAGATGGGACAGTAGGTGGTATATCAGTGACAGGGTTCAAGATGAACTTTAAGAAGGCTAATGGAACACTTACTACATATAATATATTCCAACAAATGATGTTGTTCTCATTATTTCAAGGACAGTTTGTATCGAGAGCGGTTTTCAATGCTCATCAGCATACAGAAACCCAAGTAGTGACCTTTGATAATGATACTGCACCATCTGGAACAACCTCTGTACCGATTTAGATATGGCTGATAAGATACCCTTAAAAGGACTATTTGATGGATCTGGGAACGTAACAGGTCTTGCAGAATATAGGTCTGCTGATGGAGACACACTTGGAGTGATTCATGGTGGAACTGGACTTGCAACTGTAGCAGCTGATAGAATCTTAACAGGTAATGGAACTTCTGCAATGACCGCAGAAGCAAACCTGACTTTCAACGGATCGACTCTTGCAGTAACAGGTGACACAACTATCTCAGGTAATTTGACAGTCCAAGGGAACTTCACAGAGACAGTCAAGATTGCAACCGAAGATCCAATCATTGCATTGAATACTGCAATAGGATCTGGAGCTGCAAACACTTATGATTCAGGTTTTGTAACAGAGAGAGGATCTAGTACAAATGTTGCTTTGATCTGGGATGAGAGTGAAGACCTTTTCAACTTTATAACGACTACGGATACAGGAGTTACCTCTGGAAATATAAACGTATCTGGTCAGGCTGATATAAAGACAGGAAGTATTACTTCAACTGGAAACCTTGCAATATCTGGAACACTCACAGGAGTAACAAGTTTGACTATGAATGGTGCATTGAGTGGAGTCACAAATCTAGGATTGTCTGGTAATTTACAGTTTGATTCAGGGCAGACAGTGAATGAAATTTCAGACGATACAACTCTTGCAGATGGAGCCGCAACTGCATTAGTCACAGAGAACGCAATCAAAACTCATGTCAGTGCCCAGGCATCAGCATTCGCAATCGCATTAGGATAAACTATGGCAGCACCAAATTCAAAAGCAACTCTAAAAGAATACTGTCTCAGGTCACTAGGAAAACCTGTCATTGAAATCAATGTCGATGATGACCAAGTGGATGATAGAATTGATGAAGCTCTCCAATATTTTGCAGAATATCACATGGACGGAGTTGAGAGAGTATATCTCAAACACCAAATCACTGCAGCTGAGAAGACAAGAGCAGTAACGAATACTACAGATACAATTACAGATGCAGTTGATAATTCAGTTTCTTCATCTTGGTTAGAACAAAAAGGATGGTTAGCTCTCAACGAAAATATAATATCTGTATTGCAGGTATTCAATATATCTTCAGCAGGTCACACTGGTAATATGTTTGACTTTCAATATCAGATGAGACTGAATGATTTGTGGGATTTTACTTCAGTAGATTTGACTCACTATCAACAATTGCAAGAGCATATAGACATGATAGCTCATTTGACAGAGGGAGAAGTTCCAATCAGATTCAATGTTCATCTGGATAGACTTTATCTAGATATGGATTGGGAGAATCAAGTTGCAGATGATGATTATATTGTCATTGAATGTTATAGAAAAGTAAATCCAAATACATATACGGATGTATACAATGATATGTATTTGAAGAAGTATACAACAGCACTCATAAAAAAACAATGGGGTGCTAACCTAATAAAGTTCAATGGAGTTCAGATGTTAGGTGGAGTCCAGATGAATGGAGAAATAATTTATCAACAGGCTGATGAGGAAATAAAATTACTTGAAGAGCAAATGCTCAATGGATTTGGTTTACCTGCTGATATGATGATGGGATAAAATGCCAACAAATGTTTATTTCGATACTGGAACAACTTCTGAACAAAGGTTGTACGAAAATCTTATCATTGAGCAACTCAGAGCTTTTGGTCATGACGTTTATTATCTTCCTAGAAAGTTGGTAAAGGAGGATACTCTATTTGGTGAGGACACACTCTCTAGTTTCAATGATGCATATATCGTTGAGATGTATCTTGATAACATCGAAGGATTTGAGGGTCAGAAAGAAATGATGACCCGCTTCGGTCTGGATATGCAGGACGAAGCAACATGGGTAGTTTCAAGAAGAAGGTTTGAGCAGCTAATTAGTACTGATCAAAACCTTATAGTTACAACAAGGCCAAATGAGGGAGATCTGATTTATTTCCCTAAGGCTAAGAAACTTTTTGAGATATCTTTTGTGGATCATGATGATCCATTTTATCAGATATATAATTTACCTGTATTCAAGATGAGGTGTAGAACCTTTGAGTACAGTAGTGAAGGATTGAATACGGGCATCTCTGACATTGATGCGATTGAAACATCAGAGTCTACAGATGCACTTGGTTATCAAATTGTTCTAGAAACGGCTACCGAATCTGGAACTAATCATTTGATTACAGAAGACGGAGCATTTATAGTGCAGGAAGATTACAACATAGATACTATAGACACTTCTTCTGATTCACAGTTTTTTGAAACGCAAGGTGATTCGATACTTGATTTTACAGAACGCAACCCTTTTGGTGAGGTAACATAATGCTTGGTCAAACTTTTTACCATGAGACACTACGAAAATGCGTAGTGGGATTTGGAACACTCTTCAATGATATTCATATTGTCAGGAGAGATGGTTCAGGGAACATACAACAATCTATGAAGGTTCCGTTAGCATACGGACCCAAACAGAAGTTTTTAGTAAGACTCAGAGAAGATCCTAGTATCTCCAAGTCGGTTGCGATCACACTTCCCAGAATTGGATTTGAGATTGGAGCTATGTCTTATGATCCTACTAGGAAACTAAACAAGATTCAAAAAGTAAAGAAGGCCGGAACATCTGGGAACAAGGTTGATACACAATATATGCCTGTTCCATATAATATAGATTTTGAAATGTATGCAATGGCTAAGAATAGTGATGATGCATTACAGATCGTTGAGCAGATACTTCCTTACTTTCAACCAGAATATACGATTACCATCAACGATATTGTTTCTATGAACAGTAAACGTGATGTACCGATTATTCTGAATGGTATTTCATACGAAGATAATTATGAAGGTGACTTTGCAGAGAGAAGAGCTATCATTTACACACTCTCGTTCACTGCAAAAGCATATATGTATGGTCCTGTAATATCTGGACAGGTAATTACGAAGGTTCAAGTGGATCAGTTTGCAGATTCTTCTGCAAATGCACCCAAGAGAGAGCAAAGATATACTGTTACTCCCGATCCTTCAACTGCTAGCTTTGATGATGATTTTGGATTCAATGAAACGACTTCATTCTTTACGGATGCAAAAACATATAACCCAGAAACGGGCCAAGACGAATAGGTAAACTATGGCAAAACAATCAATAGGATTAGGTTCTTCAGCAAATGATGGTAATGGTGATACACTAAGAGCTGCAGGAACAAAAATAAATTCAAACACTGACGAGATCTATGCTAGATTCGGAAGTGGTACGGACTTAGAGACTGCAACTTCTGCCAATATTTTGGTAGGAAACGGAACTAAGTTTGCTAGTGTAGCAACAAGTGGAGATTTCAATATCTCAAGTGCAGGAGCAATCAATGTTCGTACTTCAGGTGCTGTCAGTAAAATAACAATACCATCTGGATCTGCACCAGGCTCTACCGCAAATGCTCTATACAACATTGGAGGTTCTTTATACTTCAATGGTTCAGTTGTTGGTACTGGAAACGTAACTGGTATGACTGCATTTTCGATTACTGGTGACTCAGGTTCGGCACAATCTGTAACTCAAGGAAACACAGTCACTATTGCAGGGGGAACAGGTATTGCTTCAGTCGCAAGTGCAACTGACACAATCACTTTGAATATTGATTCTACAGTCGCAACTCTGACAGGAACTCAGACACTTACAAATAAGTCTCTGACTGCACCTACACTTACTGGTTCTTCAAGTGCAGCTGGTTCGATACTTTTCAAAGAAGATACAGATAACGGAACCAATGCAGTAACTTTGATCGGCCCTGCTGCCACGGCAGATGTTACAGTCACACTTCCTGCAACTGCTGGAACACTGGCTCTCACAACTGATATTACTGTCAGTGCAAGTTCAACAACTACATTTACTAATAAAACAATTGATGCAAATGGTACAGGTAACTCTATAACAAACCTAGAGGTTGCTGACTTTGCAGCTGCATCAGTAGTAACTCAGAGTGAAGGTATTGGTTCAAACAATAACGATACAACAATTCCAACCTCAGCTGCAGTAAAAGCGTATGCAGATTCAGTTGGAGGTAGTTCACTTACTGTACAGGAAGAAGGATCTTCTTTATCAACCGCAGCCACCACACTAAACTTTGTAGGTGCTGGAGTTACTGCTACTGGTTCAGGTGCAACCAAGACAATAACAGTAGGATCTGGAGTATCTACTTTAGCTGCATTGACTGACACTACAATTGGTTCAAGTGCAGCTGGTCAAACACTATTGTATGATGGGTCTGATAGTTACGATAACAAACAGATCAAAGTGATGGAAGTAAGTTCTGCATTTACGACTGCATTACCTCTGATGTTTGGTGCAAATGTTTTTACTATCTCAGCTGCTGGCAGTGGAAACTATACTTTTCAAAATTATAATTCAAACGGAAATGATCAAACTGATCCTAATTTATATCTTTGGGAAGATCATACTTATGTTTTTTATCTTGGATATAACGATTCTTCTCATCCATTTCACTTAGTAACTGGTGGAGGATCTGGAGCAGATGGAACAAATTTAACAGCATCCAATGGTGGAGATAATATTGTCCATGTAGACACAGATGGAACAGTGACAACTGGAGTTGCATATTATTCACTTGGAGCTGCAAGTAGAGGAAGAGGATGGTTAATCTGGAAAATTCCTCACTTTGGAGCTCACCAAGGATCTTCAACAGGAGATTATGGTTATCAATGTTCACAACATAATACAATGTATGGGCAGATATTCATATCTTCAATGGATGTTTTAGTATCACATGACTAATGGAAAAACTTGATGAAGTATTGGGAATTACAGAAAAGGCCGTTGCAGTCACCAGCACAACCCCTTTGGTCCCTAGAACACAAACCGAAGACGAAGATAACGATGACTTCAAGTACAGTCGAGAAAATCTTTATCATCTAATTGAGAGAGGTC